GGAGATACATCTTTTACTGGAACTTTATTTAACAATTACTACAATAATTATATTGCAAACATTTTTAAGCAAAGCTCAAGAATAGTAAAATTCAATGCATACTTACCACTAAATATAATTGTTAATTATACCCTAGCGGACATTTTAATTATTAGTGGTAAACAATATAGAATTAATAGCTTAAATATTAATCTAATTAATAACAAGTCACAGTTAGAACTAATAACAATATGAGAATATTAAAATTATTAAACGTAGACAATTTTTATGGAAAAGATGAATACATAGAAATTGCAAAGGGAAAAAATAAGCTACCGGAAACACTAAGAGAAGGTTACGAACAAATTAAAAGAAATAGAAGATGGCGAATACAGTAATAGTTAATGTAGAGGCAAACACAGCATCAGCTACTGCAAATATTACCAGCACTACTGTGGCGGTTGATAACCTTACAAAGGCAGAGCAAAAGTTAAATAACGAAAGCCAAAAAGTTGCATCTGGTTTTGAGGATGTAACAAAAAACGGCGGGGCCATTGCTATATTAGACCAGCTAACAGGCGGCCTTGCTTCAAGGGTAAGGGATACCGCTGAGGCAACTAAACTATTTAATTTTAGTTTAAAGGGAATGCGAACGGCTTTAATAGCTACAGGAATTGGAGCATTTATTGTGGCCCTGGGCCTTGTTGTTGCTTATTGGGATGAAATAGTAGAATTTATTACTGGCGCCAATAAATCTTTACAGTTACAAATAGATTTAAAAAACGAATATATTGAGGGGTTAGATTATGAGCTAACTGTATTAAAAGCTCAACAAGATTTAGCCAAGGCACAAGGTGGATTTAATAAAGAACTTGCGGCACAACAAAGAGCAAAATTAAAAGACCTTTTGGCTGAAAGAAAGATAGCTGTTGAGCTAGCTGAATTAGCACTGCAAAGCGCACGACATGAAGATTATGAGGAATATTTAGAAATCCACAAAGCTTTTGAAAAAGCCAAACTTGATGTTATTAAAACAGAAATTGCTTTACAAAACTCTTGGAATGATGTTACTAATAAAGCTAAAGAAAATAGAGATAAACAAGCCGCTGATGAAAAGCTATTATCCGAGCAAAGAAAAAAGGCCAATGCGGATGCTTTAACTGCCGAGAAAGAAAAGGCAGATGCTATAGAACAAATAACAGCGGGCCAGGTAAACACAGAAGCAGAAAAAAGGGTTGAGGAAATTAGACAAAACCAGCTTAAATATGAGGATTTATTAACCCTTGCCAGAGAATATTATGCAGAGGATTCAACACAAATACAAGAGTTAGAACAAACACGACAAGAACTTGAAACAGAAATAAAATTAAGGCATGCTGAGGAAGATGCGGCAACAGAAAAAATTATTACAGATAAAATTGCAGCAGATAAAAAGATTGTAACCGATAAGGCTGCTGCGGATAAAGAAATTGCAGATAAAAAAATTATTGACGATGCGCAAACTGTGGCAGATGCAACGGCTAGCATTAGAATGGCAGAACTAAATAACGTATCTGCTGGTATATCCACATTAACATCCTTAGCTCCAAAAAGTAGAGCTTTGCAAGCTGCGGGAATTATAGCATCTAATGCGGTAGGTGTGGCTAAAATAGTACAAAGCACAGTTGGGGCTAATGCTGGAGCTAGGCTTAAATATGCAGCTATCCCAGCACCGGCTGGCCCAGCTTTAATAGCAGCAGAGATAGCAGCAAATAAAATATCTGCAAAGATTGGAATTGCAACCTCTGTAATTGCAACTGCAAAAGGTTTGGCGGCTTTAAAATCTGGTGGCGCTGCTAACCCTTCAGTAACATTGCCTAGCGATACTGGGGGTGGTGCGCAGGCCCCGGCCTTTAATATTGTAGGCCAAGGACAAGGCAGCCAAATTGCATCCGCACTAGGAGAGCAACAACAAACGCCAATACAAGCTTTTGTCGTAAGTCAAGATGTAACAACGGCCCAGTCGCTTCAAAATAATATTATACAAGGAGCAACATTAGGAGATTAATATAACAGAAAAGCAATAATGGTGTTTATATTAAAATACTTTATAAAATGGAAATAATAGAATTATTTATTGACGATAGCGAAGAACTATCCGGAATTGATGCAATTTCAGTCGTTTCAGCGCCAGCCATTGAGGAGGACTTTATAGCGCTTAAGTCACAAGATCAAATAAGGCTTGCTGAGGTAAGCAAAGAAAAAAGATTATTAATAGGGGCCGCTTTAATCCCTGACAAGCCAATTTATAGAAAAACAGATAATCATGAGTTTTATATATATTTTTCTAAGGATACTGTAGAAAAAGCTTCACAACTTTTTTTAAAATCGGGTAAGCAAGGACAGGCAACTATGGAGCATTCTGCCGAAAGGTTAGAGGGTATGAATGTTGTTGAATCTTGGTTAATAGTTGATGAGGAAAAAGATAAAAGTAGGGCTTATGGGTTAAGTTTACCAATCGGAACATGGATGGTATCCATGAAAATCGACAATGATGTTGTCTGGAATGACTACGTTCGAGAAAATAAAATAAAGGGGTTCAGTATAGAAGGATTTTTCGCAGATAAGCTGAATAAATCTAATAGTAAATTACCAGATAATTATAGCGCAGATGACAAACTCTTAAAACAAATAATAGATGTACTCGAGGAATCAAATACCAACTCCTAGCAGAACCTCACCAAGGGGTGGCCGAAGGGGTTGCTTGTGTAAGGACAATACGTATAATTCAAAATGTTGCAACGGAGATTTGCAAAATCAAGGAGTTGGATCACTTACTGGCCAAAACTTTGAGGACTTTATGAGAACAGAGGATAACTCGGGTTATATAATGTCTGAAAACCTTGACAAATTACAACAGGAATCTTAGTACGCTGTTTATAATATAATTGTAATTAACAAACAAATATATATATGAACTCAAAAGAAACTTTATTAAAAGTTAAAACTTTATTAGGTTTAGAGGTTAAGTTAGAAGAGAGAAAGCTAGAAAATGGCACTCGATTTGAAGCTGAAAGTTTTGAAGCTGGTAGAGAGGTTTTTATCGTAACCGATGAAGACGAAAGAATTGCCGTTCCGGTTGGAGAATATTTACTAGACGATGGAATGATGCTTATTGTTGAGGAGGAGGGTATCATTGCTGGTATGACTGAATCTGAAGAGGAGGTTGTTTCTGAAACTGTTGAAGCACCTGTTGTTGAAGAAGTTGAAGCGGCTGAGGTTGCTGATATTGAAGATTGGAGAGGCCTGGAACTTAGAGTTAAAAATCTAGAGGATGCCATCGCTGATTTAAAGTCAGACAAGGAAAACAAGGTTGAGGCATCGGATGACTCAAGTTTAAAAACTAGAACAGTTACTGAAAAATTTAGTAAAAGTTCAAAAGCTTTAAAGCACAATCCAGAAAAACAAAACAAGGTTGAGTTAAACAACTACGGCCAAAACAGACCAATGAATACTCAAGACAGAGTTTTCGCATCATTATTTAATAACAACTAATACTTAAAATTTAAAATTATGTTAAAAAGAACAGAATTAGCGACTAGTGTTACAATCGCTTCGACGTATGCTGGAGAGTTCTCAGGGAAATATATTTCTGCGGCTCTTTTGACGGCCAAAACAATTGATTCTGGCGGCGTCACAGTAATGCCAAATATCAAATATAAACAAGTTATTCAGAAAGTTGAAACGGGAGATTTAATTACAGCTGGATCATGTGATTTCGTTGCAAACTCTAGCGTTACCTTATCAGAGGTAATTCTTGAACCTCTTGAGTTTCAAGTGAACCTTCAACTTTGCAAATCTGACTTTATTAATACTTGGGATTCAATTCAAATGGGATTCTCAGCCTTTAATAATAACGGATTACCAACATCATTTTCAGATTATTTAATAGCTTACGTAGCTTCGAAAGTGTCTGCCCAAAATGAGATAAATTTATGGACTGGAAATTTAGGCGGCGCTCAAGCCGGTGAATACAACGGCCTCGAGACACTCGCCGCAGCCGATGCAACTGTCATTGATGTACCAGCTCACGCACCTATTACAAGCTTAAACGTAATTGCAAAATTACAATCTGTAGTAGATTTAATTCCTAATGCCGTTTATGGTAAGGAGGACTTAAAATTATACCTATCAACGAAAATTCAAAAGGCATATATAACAGCCCTCGGTGGTTTCGCTGTAGCTGCAACATCTAATGCTGGTGTTGATAATAAAGGAACAACTTGGTTTGCTGGTCAAGATTTATCATTTGGAGGAATACCAATTTTTGTAGCTCCTGGGATGACTGACGATACAATAATTGCAGCAGAAACAAGCAACCTTTTCTTTGGACTTGGTCTTATGAACGACTATAATGAAGTTCGTACTTTAGACATGACGCCAATGGATGGAAGTCAGAATGTTCGTGTAATTATGAGATTCACCGCAGCGGCTCAGATTGGGGTTGGAGCGAACGTCGTTTACTATGCAGCTTAATATTAGCAGCAGTAAATTGCATTATTACTCAAACAATTAATTAATACTAATCAACTCAAGGGTATCTTGTAACTACTTGATACCCAGCGAGTTATAAAATATAAAACAAATGGCATGTGATATTACAGCGGGCAGATTAGAGCCATGTAAGGATTCCGTAGGTGGCATAACCGCTATCTATATTGGAGGAGCTTATACCCCTAATCTATTAACAACAGCAACTATAGGAGCAGATGGAGAAGTTACAACTTTTGCAGATGCGCTTACTTTTTATA